CCGGCTTCTTAATTGCCTTTTGAATAAAATTTTTAGACATAATTATCTATTAATTCTACCAGATTTTTTAGCTTTGCTACCGAATCTTCCGTAAGACTCATCTCTAGAAGCTTTTAATTGCTTCTTAGTTCTTTTCTTCTTGATTCTCATAGCGATAGATTCATCTTTTCTAGCTTTGTAACCTTGTTTCTTCTTGCCAACTTTACCACCTTTTTTGTACATAGCTCCACCTCTCATGCCCATGTCATCTTTGTAGTAACCAGATCTCATATCTTTTCTTGCAGTCGACATTGATCCTCCGCCAGCTCTTTTTGCTCGTCCGCCAGATTTCATAAATCTAACATTTGATCTTACTCCGTTTTGTCTCATTTTTTATCTCCTATTTTTTTCCGTTACGAAATATTTGTGTCCCCTTTATACCAAATATACTCGCCACGACAAGGATCCACAAATTTGTAAACCATGACGGTAGTGTTGAAAAGTATTCGAAGAAAAGTTTTACCTTTTCCATCGCCTCCGGATCATCCGACATAACCGCCCACATCAACACAAGGATGGGCGCCGAAATAATTATCAAAACGAATTCATCCTTATAGTCGTTTTGACGTGCTTCTAATAATTTGCCTTGGTAAGCTTCCTCACCTCGGGCCATTTTTTCTGCGTGCATTAATTGTGCATCAGACATAGCCATCTTAGTCTTTTGGCGGTTAGAGTAGATCTTACTACCAGCTTGTAAAGCAATTTTTGCTAAACCAAACCAAGCCATATTAGTACCAAGTTGCTGTTTTTTTCTTATCAGCTAGCATTCTTCTTCTACCTCGAACATCAACTGTATTTCCTTCGTTGATTTTGTTCATAGGATCGTCTTGGTTGGTAATAATTTTAGATCTTGGGTCAATTGCTACTTTCCCAACCTCTTCTTTATAATCGATACCACCTTTTTGGTAGCCATCTTTACCAACTCCTAGCTCTTTAGTTATTTTAACCATATTTTTCTCCTTATTAAATAGTTTATACCTACTTTTTAGGGAAATTTCTACCGAAATCAAATTTTTTGCCTGCGGTAGACATTTCCTGCTTTGTTAAACTTGTTGCAGCTCTTAATTCTGCTAATTCTTCCGTCTGATCTAGCTTTTGTTGGAAGTTAGCTTGGTTCATCATAGCCTTCATACGATCAAGATTAATTCTTTCCTCATCATCTTCAGCTCTTCTTTGATTTTCAGCTGCTCTCAAGTCTAATTCTCTAGATTTTAGCTTCGTTAATGGATCAGCACCTAAGCCACCATTAATTTCTGAGTCTTCTTTTTTAAATTCTGCCATCATTTCAGCAATCAATACAGCTTTTCTAGACTCGATCTTCTGCATTATGTTCATCAACTGAGGTTGAAGCTGTGGATTCTGTCTAATTTGCTGTTGCATCATAGCTACTGTTTGTAATTCTTGTGCAAACTCTATTTCAATCTGCTCTTGAGACATTAATGAAATATGCTCCATAATATTTTTCTCAATACTTGCTACCATCATAGGTGAATTTTGTACTAAGTTAGTAGCCAAGAAATTTAAATGCGCCGTAATGTGAGCTCTATGGTCTTGACCAGGAAAAGCTTGAAAAGGTTTACCTGCCATTGCATCAATATGTTCTAATGCAGGATCTTTTGGCATTGGCGGTTGTGGTTTTTTTAATAACAAATCAATATCTTTTACACCCAACGCTTCATACATATTTCTATACGCTTGATAAACGTTATGGACTTGTGGATTGGAAACTGCCAGCTGAAGTTCCGTTTGTGCGAGAGAGATCCTCTGTGTCTGAGAAAATATATTTGGATCAGCAACTGGCAGTATATCAACTCGGTCATCAAAGTCCGCTTGTTTAACTGTTCGCGAACCACCCACAACATCATAGGGGTATTCTGGTGGGAGGTAAAGTTTATAGACTCGAGCTAATAATCTGAATTCACTTTTCAGTGAAGCATATAATCTTTTATGGATCGCAGACATTGTTCTCGATCCTCTTTCTAGCAATGCTACGGTCGTACCCACAGCTGCTTGTTGATTACCCTCACCTACTTGCAGGTCTGCTATTGAAGCAAATCTTTGACCTGCTTGTACTACGACGCCCATAAGCTGTAACAAAGTTTGTGATGGTTCCTTAAATGGAAGCATCATAAATGAATCTTTAATATTTCCACCAGGAGCATCTACATCTCTAAACTCTCCAGGTTGAATTGACTGTGCATCATCTCTGATTCTGATTCCTCTTTGTTTAAATCCTGCAGGTAGATTCGATAACGTTCCTGCGTCTAATAGTTGTCGTAAGGCTTGTGTTGCTGTTCTTGATAGTCCACCGATCATGTGAATTAAACCTAGGCCATAGAAACCAAGACCAGGTAAAAATTTAAAGTGAGTGAAATATTTTATTCTAGATTTATTAAGATCACCAATTTCATAGTTTCTTCTAATAGATAGAATAGATCTTGTTGCTTCTTCTAAAGTAACAATATAAGGAAGTTTAATTCCTGTTGGGTTACCATCAACATCTTTATCTTCGTATCCTTCTAAATCTAAATCCGTATGTATTTCTAAAAGAGTAAAAACATTTTCTTGTGTTGTTTTTCTAATCCCTTCTAGTTCTCGTTCTTTAGCTTTAAGATCCGACGTTGTTGTAGCATTATCTGCAGGTGTTCCTAAATCGATATCTCTATAGAAACCTGCTACTTGTTGTTTACGTAAAGTATTCTCGTCCATTTTTAAAACATGAACGATTGCTTCCGCATCGTCTAATGAGGTAGCCGTGTACGGAACAACCAGATCATCTGCTGGTACAAATTTAGAAACTGCACGATTCATTAATTCATCGTAATAAGTTTTCTTAAATGCTGAACCAGCTAAAGGTAAATAAAATAATAATTGATCAAAGTCAGGTTCGAACTCTGGCATTTTTTCCATAAGTTCGTAATTCATATAATCTTTAACTCTATCTGCTTGTTGAGTTTTTTCGGGAGTAATTTTTCCAACGACCGCTGTTCTTACTGGTCCTTCGGCCGGGAGTAATTCTTTATAAGCCAAAGCTTGAAATTGTGTAACCGCTTCTGCTAAAACTGGATGCGTAGCACCACTAGCGTTTTGAAAAGGTTCTGTTTTGTCTTCGTATTTAAATCCTAATAAATCTAATCCTTGAGTATAAGTTCTTTCCCAGTCTCTTCTAGATTCTTTATACTCTTCAAAGTTTGTTTGTAGTTGCGTGCCTAATGGATCAAGAATCTCATCACCAAGGAACTCGGCTAAGTTAGCGTAGTGCTCGTCACCTTCTGCAGGGGCAACGGCTTTAGGATCAAAGTTTACATCTACTGATCCATCTTCGTTTTGAATCGTTTCAACACCATCAGGAGCTGTTACTTCTTCAGTAACTTTCTCTTGTACTTTTTCTGTAATCTCCTCTTGAGATGGTATCTTAACTTCGCTTCTTGTGTTTGGTAATGATTTGTCTACGTTGTCCGCCATTATATATTTTCTCCTTTACCTCTTTAACAGTATTATAGGATATATTCAAGCCTTGAGGATTAGGGCCTGATTTTGGAGGCAACAGATTTGTTTTAGGGTATTTCATTATAAATTAACTACTCTCAATAAATTAGCTACACCCCCGTCAGCTGCTTCTTCTCTTTTTCCTAAATTAATTGTGATATCTGAACCTTCACCTGGTTTTGATCCTACGTATTTTGCTGCTGCTCTAATTGCAGAATATAATCCTCCGCCTCCTTGAACATCTTTACCTTTACTAAAAAATGCATCTTTAATTTCAATAGCAGCGTTTTTTACGTCCTCCAATGAATTAATATCTTTAGCGTTGTTAAAATCAAACTTATCCGTCACTATAATTTCTCCATCCTCATTTACTTCGACTTTTCCTGAACCTATTAAAGTTTTTAAATTATAATTTTTACTTAACAAATTTAATAATAAAGGTTTATCCATAGTTCCAGATTTATAGTCTTCGTATTGAATAGAACCTTTTCCTTCTGATAAAACTTTTTCAGCTATACCTTTAAGTTCATCTTTGTAATCTTCAGATAAATCTTTTTCTGTAAATGGTTTATCTCCACCAAAAACATCGTAAGTGAATTGTCTTACGTTAGGTGGGATAACGTTAATAACTTTTTTCAAGAACCCTGGTTCTTCATCTGATCCTTCAGCTAAACCAAGTCTTAGTGCAGTTATAATTCCACCTTTAGCTTTATAATCTACACCACCCATTCTCTTAATGTAATCTGTTAAACTTTCTCCGGCTTCTACTAAAATACCGTTGTTATAATCGTCTATAAGTTGTTCGTAACTATTTTCCATATTAATAAAACTTTTTTGCTTTTCGTGGTCCTTTATCCTCTTTGTAATCTTCAGGATGCTCTATCAAACCACCTTGTCTAAATCTCATCACAGCTTGTGTCATACTATCGACCAAGTCATCGTGATCGCCATAAGGGAAAGCAGCACACTCTTCGATAACATCTTGAGCAAACTCCATATGAGTAGGTGCCCAGATTTTACCACTTTCAAACAATGGGGAAACTGAGTTGACGCGAGTATGCTTGTCATTTCCCTTTGATGGTGAGAAATTTATAACAGGTATTCCCTGCTTTCTCAACTCATAAGTTAATGGTAGACCCGATGCTTTAGATTCTACGATAACCGTTTCAGGTTGCCAATACCCGTATTGTTCTAATGCGATACGCTTGAGTTCTGGAAACTCAACTCGACCTTTCCATGCATCAATCAACATTAAACAAGGACCTGAGTCTTCATCTTTTTGAAACACACCCCAAGTTGTAATAGCAGAATAATCGGCAGAAGATTTTTTCATGAATGCAGTATCGTAAGATTGTATAACATGTCTTAATGCTGGCAGATCATCTGCATCCCAATCTTGCCACCATTCTCTTTTGATCAGTGCTCCTTCTTCAGAAGTTGGATTTTGCATGTATTGTGAATTCCATTTTGATCCAGGTAAGGTTGCTTTAACAGCTTGTAAATCATCTAACTTCCAATACTCAGGCCAACATGGTTTACCGCTTGGTAAGATAGCAGGAAATTCTATTAACTCCCACTGATCAGCTTTAGGTTCTTTTTGTGCTTTGATTAAAGCTCCTGTTAAATCTTTTTGATGCCAACGAGTCATAACTAAAACAATTGTACCACCTGGCTGCAAACGTTGCCTAGGTCCAGAAGTATACCACTCATACGCACGTTCTAATGCTTGCATGTTTAATGCATCTTGTTCAGAATGTGGGTCATCAATGATTAATAGGTCAGCACCCCTTCCAGTAATTGCAGACCCAACACCGGCAGCATAATATTCACCACCTTGTTCGGTTTCCCATTTTCCTGCAGCTTGAGAGTCTTCCTTGAGCCTTGTTTCAAAAACCTGTTTATATTCTTGCGAGTCCATTAGGTTCTTGGTCTTTCGTCCAAACCTTACAGCTAATTCAGTATTGTGCGTTGATTGAATAATTTTTAATTTTGGATTACGGCCCACTAACCAGGCAGGCAATAAATAAGATGCAAACTCAGACTTTGTATGTCTTGGTGGCATATTAATAATAACTCTTTTAATTTTACCAGTTGCGATTCGGTTAAATTTTTCCGCAATTTTTTTGTGATGCTTTCCCTCAATGAAATCAGGCCAAACATGTTTTACAAAAGTCATAAAATCTGACTGTACTTTCTGAGTCGATTTTTTATTCTCCCACTGATTCATTAATAAACTAAACTCACGTCTTACATCAGCCGGAAGCTTTTCAAAATTTTGCAAAATTTTTGGGTCTATATTCATAAACTTAAAAAGTATTTTAGGGACGTCTATCTCTAAAACTGACTATATACTGTACATCATTGGGACCCCTTTTGCAAAAAGGGTGATTAACGTTAAAAAAATGTTTTAATTCCTGGATCGGTTTGGGACCCCTCGAGGCCCCGAAGGGGCCGAGATATGCCCGGCCCGAAGGGCCGAATGCGCCGGGCGCCCGGAGGGCGCCGACCCATTATGAACAGTAAGTCTATTGACTTGCCTCTATCTTTTATCCTTGCGCCATTTTTCGTCTTGCCTATAACGATTATTAAAATCAATTGCTTCGTTTGTTCCTTTAATGCCGAAGTATGCAACAACACCTACCGCACAAAGACCACCGAGCAACAACAATTGAAGTTCCATTGGCGCTTCTAAAAATATTTCAATCATGTTTAGCCTTGAACCTTTTATCTTCCTTCGTCATTCTGATTATATCTAACCAGAATTTCTCCCTGTTTTGTAGCCCCATAACTAACGCCGCTCGCCATACAATGCCGAGCGGAATTTTTATTTTATCCTCAAACATTAGACCGCCTTCTTCTTTGAAGTATCTAGATATTCTGTCGTTGATTGCTACCATAACAGACCTCCACTAAATACATTTAAAATAGTTAGTATCGATAACACCGCGCCGATAAAAACTAAATTTAATATTACTTGTTCTGTGTTCATGTTTCCTCCTTTGTTATTCGTAAGTACCTTCAATTTTAGATAAGTTAGGTAAAGGCTCACATTTGTTCTCTCCGTTACCTGTTCTCGGCAATAAATTAGAGGGACCATATAGGTTCTCTAAATTTAAATAATATGAAAAACTATGGCCGGACTTTATTTCGTCCCTGATATTCTTCATATATATTTTTCTGTTTCTTTTACTCATTTTCCTTAACTCTTTTTTTAAAGGAACAGAAAACATTTTTTCTAAAACTTTCATGATGTATTTATAGGATATTCCTTTTAATAAGTCAAACCAATTCACCCGGCGCGACCCAAAATGGACAGTTACATTTTGTTCTTGCGCCGTTCTCCTTTTGTCCTGGCGCGACCCAAAATGGACACCTTGCGGAACAAAACGTGAACGTCTGTTTATAACATACCACCGCCGTCCCCAGCCACCATCCTAGGGTATAGGATTTTCCTAGTTATGTCAATACACTATGTGTTCAAAATGGGTCAAGGACCAAGAACCCAAAATGAACACAATGTCTATTGACTTCTATTTGATTATCCTATATAGTCCTATTAGCTGACAAAAGAGGTAAAATGAATACAGAATGTTTAAGCGATAATGAATTTTATGCGTGGTGTCTTTTTTATTTCCACTGCAAAATATGGAATGGTGAAAAGTTTATTAATATTGCTTATCAAAATAGCGACAAAGAACAGACATTAAATCAATTTAAAAACGATTGTGAAGACCAAGTTATGGGTCTTAATAATGATTGTTGGATAAGGTCAATAAGAAAAGGCAAAAGAGTTTATCCAGAACTTCATCAAAGAGTATTAGACTTTAATAAATTGTCAGAAGAAGAAAAGGAAAAAGCCCTTGACCCAAAATGAACACATTAATAATTGACTTATAGAAAGGAATATCCTATATTAGGATTATGAACAAAGGAGCTAAAATGTACACACAGACACAAACTGACACAAAAGTGTTAGAGGCTAAAGTTGAATTAATGGAAAGATTCAACAAACTATTAGAGCTTATGAACATTATGCAAGATAATATGACTCTAATGGCAAAAAGAATAAAGGAGCTTGAGAGCAATGCAACAACTAGAATTTAATTTTACTTGTAAGCATTGCGGTTGTACTCCTAAACCAGATGAATGGGCGGTCAATTCAAATGAGTATTGTATTGATTGCGAACACGAGAGCAACGACTGGTTTAATGAGTGCGAATTAACAAATTTCTAGTTTAGAATTATTCTAAACTAGGTGCCCAATGGGGGAGCCATACACCCCCCTTGAGCCCTGAACCACCGAGTAATACAATCTCGGGAGTAAGCCGACTTACATAGCTTGGTGGTTCTGGGGTCAAGCAACGAGCGTGACCTAGTTTGAGGTGCGGGGTCATCGATATACTAGTAATCTAGTTATGTTCGCCCTCAAGGCTTGACCGCTTGAGCCCTGGTCCTATTATTTGTGGACGATACAGTTTGCAAACTGGTAGTAGGACCTGGGGTCAAGAAGTGGGTGGCTGTGCTATAGAAATGCCTTAAAAATTTCCTATAGGTGAATTGATCACACCGAATAAATGCCCACACTTGAGCTCCCAAATCTCTGGTGCCACTTGCAAGGTAGCTACAGTGCCAGAGATCAGGGCTCAAGCCTCAAGCCTCAAGCTTGACAAGGCTCAAGCTATAGGATAAGATGGGAGTAAACAGAAAGGAATC